TTGCGCGCCAACCGTTCCCGTCGTCGTAGAACCCCTTGAAGGTAAATTGATTAGGTTCTGCGCTCTTGATTATTTCGACCTCGCGGAATCCAAGACTAATGCCCTTGCGCGGTATGCCGTCGTGGCGCAGGAGGGAGCGCAACCAGGTCAGCCCCTTTGCGCCCTGGTCAGCTGACACCTTTACCTCTTCGCTTGCATAGTCGTACAAGTCTTTTTGTACCTTGTTGCTGCGACATTTCAGGAGCGATATTTGACGCTCTGTAATTTCACCTTTCGCGGCGATTTCCTTCAAAATCATTTCAGTTTTCATTGCTTTGTAAATTAAAAAGTTTACTTATTTTCCAGAGACATAAATTTATCAAAAGAGATTGAGATTGTGCAGCGATTGCCCCACTTTGTAACACTTTTTATATCTCCGTGTACGACTGCGTTATAAATTTCAAGAGACGGGCAACATTCGCACACTATAATTCTATCACCATAAAATTCGACTTTTTTTACCTCAATTTCAAGGTAATCAATAGCGGAGCTATTGATTGTAAGTACTTGCATGATTTTAATATTTAAATTATTTAATAGCTCGTATACAATGGTTTGACCCATTGCGGCCGTAAATTCTCACAACGCACCCGCCTATTTTCGCGAACCTTTTGACAAGAATTTCCGCTTCGGCAATAGCCTCTTCCAAGCTTTGGAAGTCATCTAAATCGAACCTTTTTAAGAACTTTGCATCTTTCATTTTACTAAAATATTTAAAATTAAATCTTATTTGTAAATTATTTCATAAATCACGGGGTCGGCAGAAAGAAGATAATTTATATCCATCTCATCAGAGTCGCCGCACTCTATATATATATCGCACAACATTTGCCACACGGCGGCCGCCCGATGTCTGCGGTATGCTGCTTTCCTATTCGCTGCAGCAACGCCGAAAAGTTCGAAGTCACGAAGACAGCTGTAAAATTGGCCGTTAATTATCATTTCCATTTCTCATCAAAAATTAAAACTTGTTTGTCTCGTTCGGACAATGCAAAGGTACAACGATTTTTGATAACTACAAATTTTTTTTGCACTTTTTTCGAGTTTTTTTCATCCTTTTCCTTTTGTCCTTGATTTTCAAACAATTACGATAGCGTTTGTATTTTTCCCTTTGCGTATATATAAGTTCACGCGCGCGTTATTTACAACTTTCAGCAGTCGCAATCTTAATTGCTATTGCGCGATCTTAATTTATAGCGCACCTTTGCACTATCAAATTTATAGCATTATGATAGCTAAATTTATATACGCAGCGACTAAATTTTTCGCGACGCACGTCCTTCGGCTACTTGCAACCGCCGCCCTCGTGGCCCTTGCCCTCCACTGGAAAGAGGGCGGAGTATTTCCCCTCGCCCTTGCTGTGCTCTTGTGGACTGCGTGAATTTTTAGAGCACTTGCAGGACGCGCCCGGCAAAGGGCCGTGAATTTTTAGACCTTGCCCGGAACGGGGCATGAATTTTCAGACGCCAAGCGGCTGACGTGAATTTTTAGGCCGTGTGAATTTTTATAAACAAAACGATTAAAATGAAAACAAGCAAAATTTTTCGGGAAAAAAGTCTTGAGGAACTCCACGCAAGCCACTTCTATAAGTTGCGGAAAACCTCACAAAACACAATGATTGAGTACGTGGTCAGATACGACTACAACGGGCGTTTCGCAGTGCGCTGCGCAGGCGTCAACGCAAACGGGGTTCCTTTCGTGGGTTCGGCGCAGAACGACGGGCGTTACTTCTTCCAGGTAGACACCTGCGACACTTTCGAGCAAGCGCAGGAGCACCCCGAAGAGTTGTACTCCGACATGATGCTTGCAATAGGGGCAAGGCGGAGGAACAAATAATTTTTAGGACGTGAATTTTTAGTAAACACAACAAAAATAACAACGCAATGAAAAAGTTTAATATCAGCGCGTTCTGCGCAAAGAAGTCGGACCCCGTGCCGTCCAAATTTTGGGGAATAAGCTACAAGGACGGCAAAATGATAGCATCGAACACGCTTGTGCTTGCATCCGTCAAAGCGGATTATCCGGCGGAATACGAGGGCGGCATATATGCCGGAGACGTACGGATTTTCGATGAAACCATCCCTGCCGAAATGGTATTGGAGCAAGGACGCGCCAAAACGCTTGCAGTATCGTTACCTATTGCGGAACTTAAGGCCGCCTGCAAAGTCTGCCGTGATAGCGGCAAAGCAATGGGCGCGGTGGAATTTGTCGCCATCCCTTTCGGGGACAATCAAAAATTGCTTTTCAAACGCACTCTTCTGTCAAAGATTCTCACCGCCTGCGAATGTTTCGGCATCAAGGAAATGCATATATCAGAATCGAGGCCGTATTCTTCCGCATATCTGACAGACGGCAACGGCAACGAGTTCGCTATCATGCCGGCCTATCCGGCATTCGCCTATGTTGACCTTTCCGGACGAATCCACGATTATCCTTTTCTCATTGACGATTTGATAAGGCAGGCGGAGATTGCGCTCAAAGACGCGGGGAAGCCGCAGGAGCAAGCGAAAGCGGCGTCACATCTGATTAGTCTCAAATTCATAAAATCCCGTCTTGCTTAGACGAAAGAAAGGGGTTTCCGAACTGGAAGCCCCTTTCTTTGAAATAAGGCCTATTTTAGGCGCGCCAACGGGATAGGATGATAAGTTATACCAAAAGGTTCTTTACCGCGCCAAAAACGGCATCAAAACAGCAAATACGGCTATTTACGGATTATGTTTCGCTTGTATGTTTCACAGATATGCCCGTATTTCCATTCGGGATTGAGTTCGCAGCCCAAGCATTTGCCGTCTGCCGAATATTCGGACATCTGCCCGAAAAGGCAGGTGTCGCAGGTGTCGGGGATTTTCGAATCTTCCCTCTCCTTGATTTTCCGGCCTATCCAGACGGACAAGTTCAAGCCTGCAACGAATGTCGTCACCAAAGCCGCGGGGAACCACAGCCAAGAGAGGGCCACGGCCCACGAGACGAGGCCGAGAATTTTCAGAACCAAAGCGGCCGTCACCCAAAGGACGTATGCCGCATAACCGATTTTCCTCATAGTGAATTTTTGAAATGTTTTTCGTACTCCTCATATTTCTCACCGAATGCGCCATCCACCAGGAGCAGGTCTCCGGCGCGGTAATAGGAGTATACTATCGTTGTGTAGTGCATCCCGAAAAGCTCCGCAATCTCCACGTAGGTCATGCAGGTGTTCTCCCGGAGAATCCGCACGGACATCATCCGCACGTCAGCGTACTTTCGCTTGTGAGACCTGTTCTGGTAGTTGGCCAAGGGCGCGCCGAACACCTCCATGCAGGCGGAGTCCAACGCCCCCACGATAATTTTTAGTTCCTTTTCGCTGACCATAATTTTTAGACTTTTTTCAGAACGGCAGGTCATCTTTCTCCGCGTCCTGCGGCGCGGAATTGCCGCCCCCGAACTCCTTAGTCTTGAGGTTGCCGAGGTAGATTGTCTCCCGATTCTCCTTATCGTAGATGGAGACGGAGTGCGTGTTGCCGTACTCGTCTTCGCCGTTCTTGTTCGGGACGATGTCGATGAAGATGCACTTGTCCCCTTTCTTCGTTTCCCCAATCAACCGCTTCGGTATCTTGGTGAGGTTGATTAACCCTGTCAGTTTTGTTGCCATAAATTATTGTTTGACATATCGTTTCTCTATCCACCGCTTCGCCATCGGAAAGTCCAACTGGCGCGTGCGCATCACGAAAGACACCGCGTTCTCTCTCGCACCGCATCGGAAGCAGCCGAAAATCTGATATTTCGGACTTGTATACGCAACATTCTTCTTGCCGCAGAACGGGCAGTCGCAGATGTAGTTCTTGCCACGGAATTCCGCCGGAAGCGTGTCGCAGACGATTTCTTCTATCCGTGCATGCCTGCACAGCTCCCTCGCCGCGCCGATTTCGCCGTCCTCACGGAATTCATATCCGCGCGCCTCCGCTATGCTGCGGCAGTAGCCGTAATCCGTCCCGGCAGGGATTGCCCCGTCCACGGGATAATACACGTTGTCCATTATCCACTTGTGCAGCTGCTCATCGTTCGTCACCGAATTGATGTAGTTGCCATATCTGTATATTCTTATCTTCATTTGATTCTCTCCGCAAATTCCCTGCTTTCTATCTCCAACGGCTGAAGATAATCAGCCGCCGTGTCGAGTACGTAGTCTTTAGCATCTTCATATCCGTTCTTGATTGCGCACACGGTTATCGCCGACAGGTGCTTCCGCCCATCCTCGTCCGTGTTGACCGCCAAGAAGCCCTTGCCGCGTCTGCGCACCACGAGCATGTAGTCGCACCTGCGCATCATCCACGTGACCAGCTTTATCAGCAAATCAAACATGCCTTTCCTCCTTTGTCACGCCGTCCCCGTTCCCCTCTATCGTCCCGTTCGCTTTCCGCTTCGCGAGCTTCTCAAGATTGAACTTCGCCACCTCCTCAAGTGAGTAGCCCATGGATGCCGCCATGCCTGCTACGCCCCACAGGATGTCCCCGAGTTCAAGTATCACCCCGAGGTCGAAGTCCATCTCCTCGCGCGTCTCCATCACTGAAGAATTGATGAGGTTGTCGCTGAACTTCAGCCTCCCTTTCCTTATCGCCTTAGCGAACTTCCCTTGCAGTTCCCCGGCCTCCGATGCTATCTCAAGCATCATGTAAAGATGATTGTCGCAACTGTCCATCCTCGTGGACATCGCCTGCGTTTGATAATCATTCAACTCCATTGTATTCCTTTTTCAGTTGTTCTATTCTCCTGTTGTTCTTTTCAAGTATCCGCATCCCCGTCCTTGTCGTGGAATGCTCCCAACGCTCGTGGCAGTGTTCGCAGAGGATGTTCACGTTCCTCGGGTCATGGGCCATCCTCGCATCCGCGCCACGGCTGATGATGTGGCTCACGTTGTAGGCACTCGGAGTCCGTATCGGCCTGCGGCATTCCTCGCAGATGAGCGGCAGGCGCGAAAGGCAGAAGCGGTAGAACTTGTGGTTTCCCACCGCATCGTTCTTCCCGAACCGCTCTTTCTGCACCTCCACACGGAGCGCGTGCGACATCGGAAGCCGCTCATCAATCAAAGGCTCATAACCGCGTTCCACGGCATAGCCGTATTCCTCCCGTGTCTCTATCATTTGATGCCGTTGAAATAATCCCTCTCCCAACGCTCGCGTTCCGCCTTGGGGACTTTCGCCTCCTCGGGGAAACCCTCGAACCAATGGTCGATATTGATTCTCCGGGCTTTTTTCTTCCCCAAAGCAATACCGTACAGCATTTGCATGTCATAATCGTACCATTTGAGAAACGAATCAAAATCTATCCCGTTGTCTACGACATAACGCAATTCCCAGTTCGACAGGAAGAGGTCTACGACATCGAATGTGCAATAGCCATCGTCCATCCACTCTCCGTCAGTCTCCCACATCTCGTTCAGTTTCTCCACGTATGCCTTGCACGCGGCAGAGTACATCAACTGTAAACTTGTCATATCTTCGGATAATCCAATATCTGATAAAAATTCTCCGCAGCGTACTGGACGGCCCATTCTATCACCTCGTTTGCCTCCGCGCTGTCGAGTTCCTCGAAGTCCTTGTAACCCACTCTCCACTTCCCGTCAATCCTTTCCTCACGTGCGAAGAGTGGGCACTGCCGCTTCATCCATTCGTAGGTCTGCTCTTTCGTGTATCTCTCCCCGTACTCCTGCATCAACATCCCCTGCATCTCCGGCACGACATACCCGAAGAAGTAGTTGGTGACCTTGTCGCTCGGCTCAGCGGCGAGTATCTCCGCACGCAGGATTATGCCTTTCCCTTTGTGCAGGGAACAGAAGTCCTCCAGCGCCTCCATGGGGAGGTCGAGCCTGCCGTCGTCTCCGATTCTACCGATTACTGTCTTTCTTCGCAGGCGCATTGATGTCAAGTTTTATTCCGCAATCTGCTATCAGATGTTGCATTTCATGTACATAACGGATTCGGGCTGTGAAGTCGTTGGCATGTCTGAACATCTCGATGTCCCATCCTGCCGGAACTTGTCTTGCCGACACGAACTCCGGGCCATGTTCCCATGTATAAACTCCGTCCCGATAGTTGGAGAATCCGCCCAACCACCCGGAAGTCAGCGGCACGGGCGTGAAGAACCCGGCATAGTCAAAGGATGAAAGAGAAACCCTCATCAGCTGGTTGTAGTTGCCGCTGTGGTAGACCCAGTCCCCGATTCTCAATTCTTCCGGTTTCATAAATCAATCTCGCTTATGATTTCAAAGTCAAATGTCGAGCCATACTTCTCGTTGAGGCAGTACAATATGTCCGCTATGGTCATGTACTTCATGTCAAGCTCCATGTCTATCGTGCTTCGCCCAAAAGGACTTCTGAAACCGTCCACTCTATACATCTTGTGCGGACGGAATGTGAAAGGTATCCTGTTGTTCACAAGCACCGATGCCACCACATAGAGGTTAGTCGCATATACCGTATAAAGTTTCCGCATTTCTTCCTATCTCGGTTTTGATTATATGGAGCGCCTGCCGCGCCTGCCTTTCAGTGGGGAACAGATTCCCCGCCCTCTTGAGGTCATTGAGGGCAAGACTGTTCATCTTATTATCCACACTTATGGCCTCGACCTCCCAAAAGGCCGTCACGAACCACATCCTCATTTCGCACCCTCCTCAAGAAAAGCGCGCACCCTCAAGAAATGCGCCTTTATTTCACCCTTTGAGCGCATTTTTCCGCAGATGCCCTCAAGACGCACATTGTCCTTGGAGTACAAGGTGGAGAGAAAATCCGTCCCGTAAGAAGCGAAAGAGAGGCTCCATATATAATTGTAGCCTTTCTCTTCGGCTTCGGCCTTGATGTCCCTGCACTCTTGAAAGAGCGCGGAAAGAAAAAAGAAATCAAACTGTTCCATGTGCTTTGTTGTTTTAAAGTGTTGCAAAGATAAGTATAATATTCCACATTCGCAATAGTGTAGGGAAAGATTCTACACCTCTATGCCTGCTTTCAGCCCGTCGGGGTGATAATACGTGACAACCGGGAAGTCTGTCGCCGTGCAGACCTCAATCTCTTCAACCTCCGCTTCCACGCGCCCGTACTCTTCCTCCGGCTGAAGATAAGTGGCAGGAATACGGGTGACGTTGCCGCTCACCCATACGGTAGCATACGCCCACATGTTTTCCGGAATGGCGACCTCAAAGATGTGGTGCGCACCCAGCTCATCCCATTCACGGTTCTCGATGAACGCAAGCATCCTGTCTCGCACGAGGCCGAAGATTAATTCTCTGTCTATTTGCATGTTTCTTGTTTTTGTTGGGACAAAGGTAAGCCAAATAAATGGAAATTCCAAGAATTATTTGCGCTTTTTATCCCATTCGGTTGCACGCGTCACCACTTTGATTTCTATTCCGTGTATATAAAGCATCAGTTTGCGCTTTATCGGGAACTTCTGGTCTATCATGAACTTGCTTCCCTTGACATCCTCCACAACTGTCTCGCCGTCTTTGACATAGACGAAGTCAGCCTTATAGGTGCATTGCCTTTCCGCCAAGACTTGAACCTCCTTGTCTTTCGTCTTCAAATGCCTCGTTTCGGCCTTGTATTGGGCCGGGATGAGCAGATACTCCACCTGCCGTCTGAGGCCGCTGATTTGGCCCTCTGATTGACGATTCCGCAGGAAGATGAACCTGCTCCACTCGAGCTGGGAATCGAATACCCCCTCCGAGTTGGTTATCTTGTGGTTCCTGTATTTCCGCATATCAATTCCTGTGCGTATGGCAGATTTTCGATGAACCGGCAGAATTCCCCCCAATCCTCCTTGAGTTTGTGGTTGCATCGCTGCGCATAGATGCTCCGCAGTTGCAGGTAGTTTGTCGATACTCTCATGAACAGCTCTATGCCCTGCGGACAGTTGCTCAAGAGACGCATGAAATTCGCGTATGAGGGTTTTGCATTGTACTTTTCGGAAAGAGACTTCATTTGCGCAATGCTTTCTTCCGTGACATACTTGTTGAAGCACGCATCCATGTCCATCATCGCAAGCCGATGCATCTTGCTTGAGGAACAGACAATGTCTATCCAGTGATAGCGTTGCAATTCGGGGCTGATGTAATTGGGATATGTCAAGTCGAAACTCACCCGTATCCCGGAAAGGAACGTCTGATGTCCGCTTCCATTAGGCGTATTGGCCAATTTCACGGCCCTTTCCATAGACTTTCCGAATTCTTCCTCCGTATACTCCGGCGGAGCAAGCCTCATGGCGTTCCTGCATGCTATGATGCTTTCTCTGAGGTCATAGACCTTTACATTTTCAATCTTCAACATGTTTCTGTAAAAATTCTACAAGTTTGCGGCATAAGATGTTCACGCTTGCGGTCACGTTCTTGTCGTTGTTCGGGCGAATTTCCGGTTTGCCCTTGCCATAGTAGGCATCGAGCCAACGGCGTATCAATACGCGGCAAGCCGTGATGTCGGAATACATGCGGTATTCTCGCGGCGCGTTCCTGTAGGTGTCCTGCCATACGATTTCCGCGCATTGGCAAAGGATGCTAATCAGCACGGCGGATGCAAGCACCTCCTGCCGCTCCAACGGTTCGAACGGAAAAAGATTCTCGACCTGTATCAGCGTTATCAGCAGGTCGTGTTCCATGTGCTTGTCGAAGTCATCCATCATGTCACACATATAGTCCGTCTGTTCGGGGCTGAAACACCGGAAAAAGGACTGGTTGAACCTGTCATAGCTGCGCAACCACTCGTTTTTCCATTTCAGACGGTTATGATGGCATTCCACCGGCTTGATATTGCGGCAGAACAACTGGTATGCCGCATCCATGATAATCAGCGGGAGCAACGGGGCGACCTCGTTGCCGTCCCGGCAATGCGCTGTAAGCCCTTTTGGCTTCAAATAAGCGTTAATTAAATCCTCAGTCTTCATCCCCATGTTCCTCAAAGTTAGCGAATCCCCCCGTGCCGACAAGGCGAATTGGAGAATCGAAGTTGCATTTCCCGTTCCTGTTTTTCCTTATCCACAAATCTATCGAGTTGTCTACAATGTCACCGTCCGAGGTGCGTGTGCGCTCAAGCATCAGCACCAAATCCGCGTCTTGCTCGATTGCCCCGCTGTCTCTCAAGTCGAACAGCTGCGGACTCCGCATTCCGCTCGCGCTTGCCCTGTTCAATTGGCAGAGCAGCAGAATCGGGATGTCGCACTCCTTTGCCACCGTCTTGAGTTTCCGCGTGAATTCCCCCAATGCCGTGGCCATGTTCTGCCGTTGATTAGTCACCGGTATTAATCCCAAATAGTCTATCACCGCAAAGCGGCAATGTCCGCTCTGGCACTCTATCCTTATCCGCTGACAGAGTTCGTCTATCCCGTTTGCCTTGTCGTTGATTACGAGGTTGTCATTGCACGTCTCCGCTACGGCCCTCTCGTAATCCGCCCACTCGAACCGTCTGGAATACAAGGCCGCCGGAGAAATGTATCCGGTGGAAAGAATCAGCCTCTGCACAAGTTCCTCCGCCGTCATCTCCAGCGAGAATATCATGCTTTTCTTCCCCGATTTCGAGGCGTGCAGGGCCATCTGGAGAGCTATTGTGGTGTTGTGCGTCACGATGTAGTCCTCGGTGACATAGCAATGGTCATCGTTGCTGACGTAGATGCACACGCATTCCATGTCGCCCACCTTTTCCGCTGATGTTATGAACCGTGAGCGGTCAGATGGACGCCATTTCTCGGCCTTGCGACGCAGATGGAACGGGCAAACAGTCATGCTCACCGCCACGTTGTACTCCGTTCCTTTCCCCTCTTCCGTCCGGTCATAGGCCTTGACGTAGGACAGGCCTCCGAGGGTGCGGACCAAGGACACCATGTCGTCTGCAAGCCTCCTGCTTGTAGTGCTGAACGAAGTCGCCCCGTCTGAGGCGGTGCCGTCCGTGTCCATCAGCCCCCTCAACAGCGAAAGTCGCTGTCCGACACTGCCGAGGAGGTATTCCTGCGGAATGAACTTATCCCTTGAACGGACATCAAGCCCCAGTCTTCTGATTCTCCGTGCGAACCCGTCTTTGCCGCCCTTTATTTTCTGCGCAATAACATAGGACGGGCAGGCAGGGGATGAGTTCTTGTGAAATTCGTAGCCGTCCGGCAGACGGCCGCTTGCCCTCGTTATCATCTCAACGTCCATGAGTGGGTTTGAAATGCTTACGGCGTTGCCGCAAAGGTAGCCGTCTCCTATCAGCAGGCCCAAAAGATAGGGGTCTATCGGGAGTTGCCGTTCAGCGAACTCCACGGGGGCGACTTTCGGAATCCGGTATTTCGATAGTGGCTTCCTGTTGCTCGCCGCCCTTGACGGAGTGAGTTTCGTCTTCAAGCCCCTGCGCATCATTTCTTTCAACGTCAATTCCTGCTCGCGGTGTCGGGACGAGGTGACATCCGTGACCGTCCATAGATGCTCCTCGTCACAAAGGACAGATGCCCCGTCATTCATTTCCACGCGGTAAACTGGACGCATCCCCTGCGGATACACGCCCAAGACATCCTGTGCACGCCCGTCGCGTCCAATCACCTTGTCGCCGACTTTCAGACTTCCCATTTCGCGCCATCCTTGAGGGGTGAGCACTTTCGTATGCATCGGCTGCGCCTTGCCCACGCTTGGGCGCGCCGCAAGTATCACCAGATTGCCGCCGTTGAACCCCCCGTAGGTGTAGAAGTCAAGCGTCCGTATCGAAGTGGGGATTCTGTTCGTCTCCCCCTTTTCGAGGCGTTCAGAAAGGGTATTAGCCACTTCCGTGGAAGTCTTGGCCATGTCATCCCTCAGACCATCTGCCGTCATCTTCGAGAAATCGCCGAACATGCGGCATATTTCCGAGCAAGGCATCCCGCCGTTTATCCGTTGCAGGGCATCAACGGCTGTAATGTATGCCGCCCGTCTGACGCAGGTGTCAACCATTGCCCCTATGAGGCCCTGCAACCCCATCTCTCCATATTCCGGCGTCTCATCTATTATCGTGGAGAGGAAGTAGGAACGGTTGACGCGAGGAAGCACCGTGGTCAAATCTATGTTCTCTCCGGAATTATACATGTCGATTATGGTCTCCCATATCTTCCGGTTCTCCTCATGCGTGAACATGTCAGCTTTTATGCTTCTCATCACACGCCCGATGGTGGATTGGTCTCCAATCATGGTTGCGAGCAACTTCGTCTCCAATTTTGACGTGTCCGGCATAGGAAAGTCTGATATCGCAAGCGTCTGTTTCATTTCTTCAGTATTACGGTTCTGTAATATTCCTCGGTCACGCCCATTTCCTCCCATATCTTCTTCTTGGGGAGGGGGGCGGCGGCTGTCCGGGGGGTAGGGTTGCTTCCGCTGTTTCTATTGTTGTTTGCCCATGTCGCGAGGCGGCGGCTTATCTCGAAGCATCCGCTTTTCTTCTTCGATATTTCCCACTTCAGATTCTTGCCCGAAGCCTCACCCCAATAGAAGACGAAATCATCTATCATCTTCTGGCCGTATTTGTCAATATAAGGCTCACAGGCTTTGCGCAGACTTTCCCGTTTTGCCTGGATTATCTCCTCATCCGTCAATTTTCTTTCTATATTATCCTTTAGGATAATATCTTTCTTAATATTATTATTATTATTATATACATTGGCCCTTTCATCCAATGGATTGGCCCTTTCGGCCAATGTGTTGGCCCTTTTAGAACCTCCGTCTGGCAATTCCTCTTCATTCTCAAATAACGAACGTCCGGAATCCGTGAGAGAATACCACGAAGCCTTATATGTAAAATCCTTAGCATAATCCCCCTTTATAAGATAACCTCCGCCAATAAGGGAATCTATTGTATTGCGAATCTTTTTGTCCGTCAAGTACGGGAATACGGAAAGGATGTTCTTCCGGCTCGAATAGCTCCACACCCTACCGTCCTTGACCATGTCGGGATTCTCTCTGTTGGTCTGATGCCAATAGTAGAAATGCTGAAGCAGGAGGGCCTCTTCGAGACCTACCTTGGCAGCGAGTTCCACGCTGAATGAATGTGTCGTATAATTCATGCTGATAAAAATAACCCTTGAACAACGCCACAACTCATTGTCCAAGGGTTGGCTACTTTGACGTAGTTTATATCTTGCGCTTGCAGGCTGTGGACTGCTTGCGGATTTGGCTCTTATAAAGAGGCCGTACTCCGGCCTCACAAAGCAATGGAAAACTTCTTGATTCCCGACTGCAAAGATAAGTAGAATTTTCTATTCATGCAATAGGCAAAAAAAGAAAATAAATTTGGAAATGCCAAAATTTGTTTGTACTTTTGCAAGACAAATCGGAACAAATATGTTGAGACTTAAAGAAGCGTTTGCGAGGGCGCGCGACTTGTCCCTCGTGCGGAGGAAAAAAGACTTCGCGTTAGAATTATGGCCGGATTCTTCATTGGGCGCGGCTTATACTAACTTCTCGAACCTTGAGGACGGGAAGACGCAGAAGATAAAGATAGAGGCCGTTCCGCTGATATGCGAAAGGCTCGGATGCACGCCGGAATATCTCTTTGGCATGTCCGAAATCCCCTCAAGGGAGGAAAGCAAGGCTCAGCTGAAAGAACTGGCGAAACAGATGATTGAAATCATAGACAAACTATAAACTATAATATCATTATGAATACTGAAACTAAAATGGGCGTGTATGAACTCGCCAACAATGTCACCGCCGAACAGATTAAGGCCGTATTTTTCGACCAAGACGCTCTCCGTGAGCCGTCATACAAACTCTGTCAGCTCAATGCCCGTGGACAACGGTACTACTATGTAGCGGACAGCGAGGGCGTGGAACTCTACCCGTCAGTCACCACCATTCTGAAGAAAGTGATGCCGGAGAACAAGATTCTCACAGACTGGAAAGTTGCCCTTGGAAAGGACGCGGCGGAAGCATACACGATGGAAAGGGCGAGGTTCGGTTCGTTTGTCCATGGGCAACTCCAATCGCTGATGATTGAGAGGAGGTACAATCTTGACATGATGCGTGAAACTCTGTCCAAATATGCAGAGCGTGAAAGCCTACCGCTGTCTTTCGTGGAGGAACATCTTGACGAGGCGAAATACGACATGCTCTCATTCGCGAAATGGATGAGGGAATATGACGTGCGTCCCCTTGCCGTGGAGATAGCCCTTTATCATCCTTTGCTCAAATACGCCGGTATGCTCGACTGCGTATGCTCAATGCGCAAATATCCCGTAGGAGACAAGCACGGGGATGAAAGAGTTGTTGCGATTGTGGACTTCAAGACGACCACAAAGGATTTCCGTGACGAACACGCAATTCAGTTGGGCCTCTACCGCGACATGTGGAACCTGTCTTTCCCGGATGTGCCGATAACGGAAATCGGCAACGTGTCTCCGAAAGCGTGGTGGAACACCGCACGCAAGCAGGTATCCTACAACTTCGAGTGGCAAACTGATAACGAAGTTCTGAAACAGATTCCTTATCTGCTCGAACTCTACAAACTGCTCCCCGAGGAGACAAGGAAAATCGCCGTCTGCGGCGGCATGGTAGACTTGTCCGATGATGTTGACAAGAACGTGGCCGTGCTCACCATGGAGGAACTTGTCAAGAAGGGCAACGAGAAAATGAGCGAAGATGCGGCGGTGGATGACACTCCGTTGTTTTAGTGGCCATGGGCGGCAGAATCAAGAACAACGAGAGGCCGAAGCGGCTTCCGTTGCCGATAATAGGCCGCATAAAGTGCGGAATGAAGTCTGATAGGGGGTATCCCATGTCCACGGACTATTTCGTGGCGACAGGCAAATATTCGCGCCTTTTCGATGAGGCCTATGGCGCAAAACCCGATGTCATACAGATTGTGTTCCCGTCTGACGATGCGGACATGGTGTGCCGGGAGGAATACGAGTTCCGGGACGAAGCAGGCAAACTCGTGGCCTCGGGAGATGGAGAGACGTTCAAGGTGTGGTCTACCAAGACATCCACTTATGCCGTGTTCACAACGGAGCAGTATCCCGACATCATGGACATGGTTTCAAGCAGGCATCCGAAATGCCAGTGGAAAGTCACTCTGACGCTGAATTTCATCATCCCGAAAATCCGTGGAGTGATGGGCGTGTGGCAGTTCCAGACGAAAGGCGTGGCATCAACGATACCGCAGATACGGGACTACTTCGATGAGTTCTACGAACAGCAGGGGAAAGTCAGCGGCGTCATATTTGACCTGTCGGTGATAATGGCGAAATCCCAGAAACCCGGGCAGAGCAGCAAGTATCCAGTGGTCTCCCTCATTGCCAACGAGAGCAGGGAGAATCTTGAGATGGCACAGGAATGCCGCAAACCGATAATGATAGGAGAATGAAATGCATATATTATAACGGAGGCTATTGCAGCCTGTCGAAAAACCTTGACGGAATCAACATGACATGCAACGAGCAGGCCGGGTGTCCCGACCGCCGATGGAACGGGGATGAAGTCGATTGGGAATCACTGAAAGTTCAGAAAGGGAGGACGGACAAATGAAGAAAGTGTCAGAGCCGATAATGATGTACGCCCCGATGGCCGGCGTGCTTGAAGACCTTGCAAGCGCAATCTACCACCAACTGTCCACGCAAACAGGCATCCGATATGACTATCTTTGCCAGAACTCCCAATTGAGAATCAACCTCGACAAGAAAGGGCCGACCGTGAAAATAGAGGTAATCCCGGTGTGCCGTGGGAATATGAGGGAGAAGCGTGTTGCGGACTTCATCGAGATGCTCCGCCGGGGACGCGAGCGTTCAGAAATGCCACGTGAACCCGAAGCCGACATATCCGCCGAAGCCGGGGACTGACCCGGCAGGGAGCACCACCCCCACCCCGGCCTGCAAGCCGTAGTCGAATTTCCGCCATTCTTTCCGGATGGCGGTTTTCGTTATCGTCTTGGGATAGACATACAGGCTGTCAAGATTCGGCTCGTATCCCGAAACCCATGCCCGATAATCTTCTTCCTCATAGTATTTCTGAACCTTGGGGAGATATACCGTGTCCCCCCTCACGATTGTGTCGTTCCGGGACACCTTTATCGTGTCTCTCCGTATTTTGATGACATCACGATAGGCGGGCGTATGGACGCGCAAAGTGTCACGGATGATAACTTCTATCACTTCGGGCTTCATGGCCTCCAATTCGGCCTTAAAATGCCGTTTTAAGGGAAAATAAGAGCCGAGTGCCCCTGCCCAAATACACAAAAGGGCGAAAACAAGAGATTTCGCCCCATTCCCGATGCTTGTTTTACTCATCAATGAGCTTTTTGACCCAGCCTTTGACTGTCGGATAGGCGGCATCTATCAGCACCGCCACGCCAAAGGCTATCACATACTGTCTCATCCACAGCAGATAGCCCAACGAACCTATCGCCCCTATGAGGGCGAGGAACGAGCCGAAAAAATAAAGCAACTTCTTCATGTCAGTTCTTGTTTATTGTTGTTGTCTGATGCCGTTGTCTTCCCTGTCCGTCCTTGTAGCCCAAATGAAGCCACTCGGTCTTTCCGTTCCTCTCGATTATGCACTGGTCATACGCCTTGCCTTGCAGCCATCCTACCGCGAACCTGACGAACCCGTGAAAGTCGTCGGTCTGCAAATCCGCCGCATAGCCGCAAAGGTGCGCACTTGTCATGCTGCCCCCCACTTTCTTGTTGAGTTCCGGACACCGGTAGCCGCTCGTGACCCTTATCGGCTTCCCCCACGCATCCCTCAAAGGCTGCAACAGATTGTCGCACAACTCGTTGATATGCTCAACGACTTCGGGGGACGGGATATTGTCAATCCCGTCCCTCTCCGCCGTGGCACTGAACGTCAGTTCTTTGAGAGAGAAATTCTTACTCATTCCCGAGAACGGAATCAGCAATCGCCTTGCATTCAATCACATAGGCCTCATGCTCGGCCTTGTCCTCCGCATTGTTCTCCCTGTCGAATGCAAGTGTGACCTCGTCATAGATGTCATACTTCAGACGCACGAGGGCTTCGACAATCCGTTTACGTGTCACTTCCGGCACGAGCACTTCCTCGTACTCATACTTGACACCCTGCTCCTTGCCGTCTGCGTCCATGTCCGCAACTTCTTCGATGTTGTAGCGGACTAAATAGTTTTCCGCGTCCCACCTCTCCACGACCGCAGGACGCGCTTTGCTTGATGATTTTCCCATTTCCTTTTTCATTTATCATTTTTATCAAATGTCCCGAATCACAATACTTGAGCCACCCGTAATAGCTGCCCATGGCATTCTGCTTCTCTTTTTCCGTCATGCCTTTCCGGTTGCAAGATACGATTTTTCTGAATATGTTCCGCTTCGTGCGCTTCCGCAACCTCGTGTGGGTGTGGTAGAAGACGTATCCGAGGAAGTCTATCCCACGGGCATCAACTTGAAAAATCTGCCAGTTACCTTTTATGGTCAACTTCAACTCCTTTTCCGTGTATTCCCTTATGTCCCCGAAAAGGGTGCGGAGATATTCCTTGTCCCCCAATACGACCATGTCGTCCGCATAACGGAAATAATGTTTCACCCCTTTCGCCTCTTTCATCCAGTGGTCGAAGTCCGACAGGTATACATTGGCCAGATACTGGCTCAGATAGTTCCCTATCGGCAGCCCGGGAGAACTGTCTATCACTTCGTCAAGGACGCGCAACAGACGCGCGTCTCCTATCTTCTTCCGGATTTTTGTTTTCATTATGTCATGGTCTACGGACGGATAGTATTTCTTGATGTCCCATTTCAGACAGTATTCCGTCCCCTCGACGTCTCTCAACGCCCTTTTTACGGCCTTGACCCCGGCATGTATCCCCCGGCCCTTTATGCAGGCGTATGAACAGCTCGCAAAAGTGCTCACCCATATCGGCTCAAGGACATTCATGATGGCATGATGCGCAATCCTGTCAGGGAAATACGGAAGTTTGAATATCTCCCTTTCCTTGGGGTCATGAATCAAGAACGTCCTGTAAGGTGATGTCCGGTATGTCCCCTCTCGCAGCCAACGTTGCAGCTTCTCAAGGTTTTGCATCTTGTTCCTGTCATGGATGCGTATTCCCCATCTGCATCTTTTGCCCTTTCTCGCCTTTTCATCCGCAAGGAGAAGATTCTCCATGCTCGCAATCTGGGCCATGAGATTGTCGTGTCTCTTCATCGTGTTGGCATAATTAATCTGACTTTCATCCTCGCTACTAATCCGATTTGCCCGTGTCGTGCTTTTTTACCAAGAGGTAGGGTTTCCAAGTGCACGGCTTTTTTCATCCCGTTGTAATTGTTCATATGCTTTCAGAGACGGGAACCGATATTCGCATTCGTATTCGCAGGCGCATTATTCGAATTGACGCACGCGAGACCCGCATTCGCGCCATTATTCGCACTGCCGCCGACGTTCGCACCGCGCACTGTGGACAACCTTTTCTTCATCATTCGAACCTCATCGCGCCTCTCGACAGCCTGCGTAAGGTCACTTTCCGTGGAAACTTCCCGAGTTCGGCCAGCTTGTCAAGGACATAGAAGATTTCGGGAGACCCCGTCCACACCTTGAACGCCTCGCTGTCGGGGTCATCAAGGGTGGATTTCGCCTTGAACAGATACTTCCGTTTCCCGTCTTTTCCCATAATGTCGGGGAAATAGTCGATTACCCAGAACGTCCTGTCGACAAGGTCGGACTGACGCTTCACGGGACAGGAGAAATTCTTGCGCTCCCTGTCAGTGT